ATTAAGTAAATTAAATACGTTATCTGGATTTTGTCTATCTTGCCCGTGGACTAAACCCATTCTTGCCTTAATTGCTTTTACCTTTGGTTCGCCTGCACCCTGGTCTGCATCTTGGTAATCATCTAAATCACCACCATCATCTTGTGCTGCGCCTGCAGGTTGTAATAAATTAGTCGGAACTTTCGCACCTTCGCCTGTATAAGCAATAACGTCATATCTAATTGCGCCGGCGTGCTTAGAGTAATTCGGTTCCTTACCTTTCTTAGCAGCAGTTGCCTTAAACTTTTCTACAGATGCTTTATTAGGCTTAATACCTGCAACACCGCCCTGGCCGGAGACAATAACAAAGTCATCTGGATTATTATTGAATTGTGCCCATGCTAACTGCGCTGCATCTTTACCTGTTGTTACGGGAATCGGTTCTAATTCTGCTTCATTGCTTAGTTTTTCTGTGGCATGTAGATGTTTAATCAATTTTATGCCACCTGGTCTCTTTCCTACTACCCTGCTTAGTTGAGATTTTTCTGGAGACAAAGGTGCAACTTCAGGTGGCAATTCTTCACCAGCTGCAAAAGCCTTCTCAGCATCGGCCTGACGTGCAGCTACACGTTTTCCGTGACCTGCAACAGTGCGTGCTCTTCTTTCAGCAGCATTTGGTTTACCCCATACTTCATCTAGCTCAGTATCTTCTCTTAATATGCTTGTTATCTCTTCATCAAACTTTAAAGACTCTAGTAGGCTAAGTGAATCAAATATATTACCTGTAGATTCGCGTAATCTTGGCATATTTCCTCCACCACCAACGCGGCCTTGTTCGCGACCCACTGGTCCGCCTAATCTTGCGTCTTGATCTGGATAAGCGTAAATGTATTGTCCCATTGGGTCTCTTACAACATGGAATCTAACGCCATTTGCGCTATATTCTTTTACGTCTGGTTTATATCCAGGAATTGCCATACCGTGGCTTAAATCTACCTTGCCATGATCTTCTGCATTGTCTCTTAGCCATCCTGCCACAGCACGCATTTCTGCATCTGTGTTTGGGCCCTGGCCATCTACGTTTGCCATTGTCTGAATTTGTTCTACTGGAGTAGAAGTAAACATTCCAAATACTTGACGACCCATACCGCGGATATTTCTATCGCTGAATCCTGGTAAGTCACTTACATTATGCCATTCCGGAGTTTGCATTCCTGATGCTTGCATGGCGTTACTAATAACTGATGGAACATCTCTTGCAGTTCTGACAACTAATTCGTTTTGTGGTGTATCGGGAAGATCTGGTTCTTCTGCACCGACATCTTGATTAATACGACTCATCCAATCTCTCATTTGATCTGAAGGATTCATATTAGCTAATTTAGCTCTTGTGGCATCTCTGCCAGCTGCTGGTAAATTCAAACCTGGTTCATCACCAGCCAATTCATTTTCATCGTCGCTGCCGCCCATAGTAGCCAAAGGCTGATCTGGGCGTGGATTAAGAATATCGTCTAAATCATCCATTGGATCAAATGCAGGCTTAAATTTTGTCTTTGCTGGTTTTGGAGCACCGGGTTCGCCCATTGGTTGAGTTGCTTCAGCAACATCACCTGTAACTTGCTGATAAACATATCTTAATTCATCTGAACTCATACTTGCCATTTCTTCTTCGCTATAGGCACGATTTGCATTGCTCAACCCTTGTCGCTGCATATTCTTAATTACGGAAATCCAATCGGATTCTTCACCATCTGAATCCATCATTCCTAATTCCGCAGGATTATCAAACTCATCTCGAGATGGATCATACCAGTTTTCTTCCATTTCGGCCTCTTCTTCACCGAACAGTGGTTGATCAATTTGCATACCGGGGACTTCTTCATCCATAGTACCGAGATTATCTTCACCGTGTGTCAATGGGGATTCTTCGCCACCGATCTTTCTAAACTCTGTCTTCGTTGTCTTTACGATATCGCCGAGTTTAACACCTTTACTTTTTGGTGCTGGTTCTTCTGCTAAGTCGTCTGATTCGATATCATTTTTACTAGAAGAAACATCCTTGGCAAATTTCTTGCCTTCTTCCTTCTCTTGTGATTTATGATCTGGGAAGCATGTTGTACAATCCCATTTACCACAGCCGCATTCATTTTCGGGTTCAGATTCTTCTGCTAGTGGTTTGCTTTCTCCTGAGAGTGCTTCTTCTACCGCTGACATCCATTTTGAAAATTCGTCTCTTTGATCCATTGCTGGCTCCTTATCTATTTACGTTCTGCGAAACTTGAGTCTAATACTTGACATCATTTCTTTAATATTGTATTTATCAAGGATACCGTAGTTCACGGCCGTAAAAAAAGGCACCGAAGTGCCTTAAGAGTTTTCATAGCTAACGATTATTATTATTTTTAGATTCTAGTTCTTTCTCTATTAAATATTCAGCCATTTCCGGTAGTAATGTAAGATACATTCTATCATAATGTATTTCACAGTATGCCTTGCCATACAGAGTCGGGTGACGGCACCCCTCCCCGGCGCCTACCCAGGCGCAAACATGCCGGTCCTCTATCATTCTAATTCTTCAAGGTGTTCTAAGATAATCTTATCGTAACCATTTTTGACAGCATACTCAATAATATCCGATAATGCTACTTCATCTTCTGTTGTCGCATACCAAAGCACACTAAGTGGATCAATTTCATCAAATCCTGATAATACTGCTATTGATTTTTCAATATATGAATTGTAACTACCAAAGTCATCTGTATAAGGACCTAGCGCAGCAGTTAGTATTTCTAAGAACGGAATAACTTGGATTGTGCTAATAACTTTACCGCTCGGATCGGCAATAGTATAATCTGTGCCTAATGATGTAATATCTGTAATTTTGAACATTTTATTTCTCCAATAAATTTTATTTTTATAAAGGCACTACAATATTTATAGTAAATGAAGGAACTTCGACTTGTTATCATAGAACCTTGTTACACCTACCATACGTTCTAATATAGCTCTATCTACTATATCAGAAACAAATTGTTTAACTTCTATTTCTACCTTATCTGCTGGAATTTCTTCAACTGTAATATTCGAAACTTCTATAGTAGCAGCGTCATCAGTTGGTGTTTGACCTACTATAACAGGAAAGAAAGATACATCAGATTTACCGGATAATATGTCCCTGTAATTTACTGAAATTTTATAATCAGGGGCGCCCGGTTCTACGTACAGAATGGAATGAAAATTCTTTCCATTAGCATTTACAATACCTAACAATTCTGATTTAGAACCACTAAGTGCATGTATTTTATTTTCATCAATTATGTTTGATGAGCCTTTTCCGAATAACATATGATTAAACGTAGCACCATCTTGAGCAATAACATTCCTATAACAGAAGGATAGTGCTGAAATATGATTCTGATAGAATGTAGTTAGGTTAAGTTTTGCTGTAGGATATAGAATGTAATTTGTAACAGCATTTAAGGCACTGTAACTTTCAATCTCTTCCACAATCTCTACTTCAATCTCGTTCGAAATATTAAATACAAGTACGGAACTATAAAAGGTTTCATAATCTGATTTATACTTCACATATATAGGTTCATCTATCTGCCCAATGATTTGGAAAGTAGTATGATTTTGACATACTAGATATGCCATTGTTGAAAATATCTCTGGGCTATAAAGACTGCGAGGATTAGTTGCCTGATTACTTTCTAATGAGTTATTAATAACCACACTAGGGTGATCAAACAGATCTTTACTAACATGAATCTCATTTCCAGATACTACAATTGTCATACCCACACCACTAGGATCGACAACCATTTGAACTTTGTTGTTTTGTATATAATATCTTTGCTCGAAAAAGGTATCTAACTTAGTTTCTTTATATTTGTCCTGGGTAGAAGAATATAATAACTCAGAGTAGTATTTTCCTAAGAAAGCTTTAATGGGGATTAGATTTTCTGACATTTATTTCTCGTACCTACACGAGATATTTATAATTAAATTTCTTCAAATGTAGGAGTTAATGGAAAATTATTCGCTCTAGAGAAACTAATAGTTTCGAGCGTCTTTTCTTCTGCTATCTCTCGCGTATATGGTGCACCGGCAATACCTTTCCCGGTAACATGGATCGATTTTGTTATTTCGACAGCATCTTGTGCTGTACGATGGAAAATGCGTGTAAGAACTGCAATCACAAAATCAAATGTGGTCGTATCATCATTGTGAAGCAACACTCTGTACATTTTCGGAATTTGTACTTTGATGGTTTCATCAATCTTTTCAATAACTTCAATTTCTGGCATGATTTAAATCCTAGGTGTGTAACATATATTATTGCACACCTAGGTCCCTGTGTCAATAGAATTTACTTGATAGTGTGAAAAATGATAAATAAGTGTAGTTTGCGATATTCACTCTATCCAACTACTCTAATGCTACTAAGGAGCATCAGCTATGTATTTAGCATACACCTATTTAATTACTAATAAAATCACCCATCAATTCTACTATGGTTCGCGAATGGCTAATGTACAGGCTAAAAGAACACCCGAACAAGATTTGTGGATTAGATATTTTACTTCATCAAAGGAAGTTAAAAAATTAATAAACAAATATGGAAAAACTTCTTTCGAAATACAAATAATAATGAAAGATACAGACTATAATAAATGTTATTTCTACGAACAAGAGTTAATAGATAAGCATCTCGGAATGGAATTATGTCTGAACGGGTTCTGTCATCTAACAGGTAAATTTTCAAGGGCCGGTATGCTATCACCGAAAAAAGGTAGACCAGTATCAGCCGAAACTAAAATAAGAATGAGTATTGTGGCCACAGGTAAATATCCAAACGATGAAACTAAAATAAAAATGAGTGAGTCACATAAGGGAAAATGTCTATCGGCTAACACAAGAGCAAAAATAAGTAATACACATAAGGGTATGCCATCACCGATGAAAGATAAATCTCATTCAAATGAAGCCAGGATAAAAATGAGTGTGGCCAATACTGGTAAGATATTATCAGATGAAACAAAAGAGAAGATGAGTGCTGCAAAGGCCGGTAAACCGACTCCTAGATTGACATGCCCTCACTGCAACAAGATTGGCGGTTATGGGCCAATGATTCAATGGCA